TGTATTGCTTTATCTACTCCTTATGGTACAGGTAACTGGTTCCATCAAACATGGGTTAGAGCAGAAAATGGCGAAAGTGATTTCTTACCAATCAAATTACCTTGGTATGTTCACCCAGAACGAGACCAATCATGGAGAGATAGACAAGATGAATTACTAGGTGATCCTAGAATGGCAGCCCAAGAATGTGACTGTGATTTTAGCACCTCAGGTGACACTGTATTCTACGCTGAATACTTACAATTTTATGAACAAACATACATTAAGGATCCACTTGAAAAACGTGGTGCTGACCAAAATCTGTGGATTTGGGAACCCGCTGATTATTCAAGATCCTACCTTGTGGTTGCTGACGTTGCTCGTGGAGATGGTAAAGACTACTCTGCATTCCATGTTATCGACATTGAAACCAATACTCAAGTCGCTGAGTATAAAGGTCAACTCGGCACTAAAGAATACGGACACTTATTAGTAGGTATAGCTACTGAATATAATGAAGCATTACTTGTAATTGAAAATGCTTCTATTGGTTGGGCAACTATCCAAACTGTAATAGAAAGAGGATATACTAACCTATTCTATTCAAGTAAGAGTGATTCCGCAATGAGTGATTCGTATTTTGACAAATATATGGATACATCAAAAATGGTAGCTGGTTTTACTATGACATCTCGAAATCGACCTATGATTGTAGGTAAGTTTCAAGAGTATGTTAATGGTAAAGATGTTACAATTCAATCAAGACGTTTGATTGAAGAAATGAAAGTATTTATGTGGAAGAATGGCCGTGCGGAAGCACAGCAAGGATATAATGATGATTTAGTTATGGCATTTGGTATCGCTATGTTTATGAGAGATACTTCATTCAAATTTAGATCACAACATTTAGAAGCCTCTAAAGCTACTTTAAATAATATCTCTAGCAATAGAGTAAGCTGGCAGGGTGGTTATAATGCTAATGGTACCCAAAATCCATACAAGATTGAAAATCCGTATGGCAATGGTGGCACTGAAGACATTAGTTGGCTTCTTAGGTAATATTTATAATAATAAACAAAACAATGGCTGATACTAGTTTATTCAAAAGACTACAAAGATTATTTTCTTCCGACGTCGTAATTCGTAACGTTGGTGGCACTCAACTTAAAGTAGTCGATACGGATCACATTCAAACCTCTGGTGAGTTCCAAACAAACTCTCTAATGGATAGATTCTCTGGTATCTATCAAAACCCAGCCTCAACTTCTTTATACGGAGCTCAGTTCAATATGAACTATCAGTATTTAAGAACTTACATCTACTCAGATTATGATTTAATGGATACAGATGCTATTATTGCTTCTGCACTTGATATTATTGCTGATGAATGTACTCTTAAAAATGATATGGGTGAAGTACTTCAAATCAAATCCTCGGATGATGATATTCAAAAGATCCTTTACAATTTATTCTACGATATCTTAAACGTTGAATTTAATTTGTGGTCTTGGACTCGCCAAATGTGTAAATATGGTGACTTTTTCCTTAAACTAGAAATTTCAGAAAAATATGGTGTTTATAATGTAATCCCATATTCAGCATACCATATTGAAAGGCAAGAAAATTTCGACCCAGAACACCCATCTAAAGTAGTATTTAATTACAACCCAGAAGGTATCTATGGTGGTACTTCCTCAGGATATTATAATACACCAAATCAAAGAGCAGCTGGTAATACTATTACATTTGATAATTATGAAATTGCTCACTTTAGATTACTATCGGATGTAAATTATCTTCCATATGGTCGTTCATACATTGAACCTGCTCGTAAATTATACAAGCAATATGCGTTGATGGAAGATGCAATGCTAATCCATAGAATTGTCCGCGCCCCAGAAAAACGTATTTTCTATATTAACGTTGGTTCTATTCCTCCAAATGAGGTAGAAAACTTTATGCAGAAAACAATTTCTACAATGAAGCGTACACCTTTAATGGACCAGAAAACAGGTGAGTATAACCTGAATTATAATATGCAAAACATAATGGAGGATTTTTATATCCCTATTAGAGGTAACGATCAAGCAACTAAAATTGATACTACAAAAGGTTTAGATTACGCTGCAATCGAAGACGTAGAATACCTAAGAGAAAAATTATTTGCTGCTCTTAAAGTGCCTAAAGCATTTATGGGCTATGATGAAAATTTATCTGGTAAAGCTACACTAGCAGCTGAAGATATCCGTTTCGGTCGCACAATTGACAGATTACAACGTATTCTAATTTCAGAATTATATAAAATCGCTTTGGTTCACCTATATTCTCAAGGATATAGAGACGAACAAATGACTAATTTTGAGTTACAATTAACTACTCCATCTATCATTTACGATCAAGAAAAGATCGCATTAATGAAAGAGAAAGTAGATTTAGCTTCTCAAATTATGGAAAATAAATTACTTCCTACTGATTGGATTTATAATCATATCTTCCACTTTAGTGAGGACGAGTATGAAGAGTATAGAGACTTAATCGCTCAGGACCAAAAACGTAGATTCCGTATGGCTCAAATTGAGACAGAAGGTAATGATCCACTTACAACAGGTCGTTCATATGGTACTCCACATGATCTAGCTTCATTATATGGTAAAGGTAGAATGGAAACAGACCCAGGTAATGTACCTGATGGTTATGATGAAAAACGTCCTTTAGGTCGTCCCGAAGAAAAGGTTTCAAATATTAATACTCAAGACAACGCTTTCGGTAGAGATCGTTTAGGTAGAAAGGACATGAAAGTAGATGACCAATCTACAGTTAGTGAAGCCGCAAAACATAATTTTGCTAAAAACCGAACTTTATTAGAATCTTTAGACAAAGAATTAGTCTTTACTTCTGATAAACGTAAGGAGTCACTATTAGATGAATCAAATATTAAAGAGTAATATATCCTCATATATTTATAATAAATCCTAGTTGGAATGAATATTAAACATTCAAAGTATAAAAATACTGGTATCCTTTTTGAGTTACTTGTTCGTCAAGTTACTGCTGATACCCTTAATGGAAAAGATTCGGCATCTTTGGGTATTATCCAAAAATATTTTGTCAAAAGTGAGTTAGGTAAGGAGTATAAATTATACGAAACCTTAGCTAAAAATACTTCTTTGACTGAAGGTAAAGCTAATGTAATGATTCAAACATTACTTGAAGCCTCTTCAAAATTAAATCGTAGCGCCCTTAAAAGAGAAAAGTATAATCTTATTAACGAGATTAGAAATAATTATAATTTAGAAGATTTCTTTAAAGCTAAATTATCTCATTATAAAACTTATGCTGCCTTTTATACTCTAGTAGAAATCCAAAATACAGACGCTTTAGTAAATACTGATGTTATTGTAAATAACAAAATGACATTACTAGAGCATCTTTCAACTTCCCAAATCAACACCCAGAAAGTTGAAGCTGATATACTACAAGAGTTCCAATCATACGACAAAGATACTCGTATGCTTACCTATAGAATTTTAATGGAAAAATTCAATGGTAAGTATGATGGTTTACACACTAGCCAAAAAGAAGTATTAAGACAGTATGTTAACTCAGTTGATTCAACTCCAGTATTAAGAGAATTTTATAATATTGAAGTATCTAAAATTAAAACTCAGTTAAATGAATTGATATCTAAAATTGAAGATAAAGCAGTTCAAATTAAAATTAACGAGGTATCTAATTTAATAGAAGAATTAGATAAAACAGCTAAAGTCACAAGTGAAAATATTGTGAATATTCTTCAATATCTTGAATTAGTAGAAGAATTAAAAGCATCTCATGGCTAAAATAGGCGACACTCAAGTATCAGGTGGTATACAAACTACAGTAACAAACATTGATCCGGAAACTGGTCAAATTACTTGGGATGTTGATTATACTGCTGATTATAAGCGTTTATTTAAGGAAATAACTCAATTAATGAATACGGCTAAGGAAGTAGCAGATGCTACTGGTGAAGCTTTCTTTATGGATCATTATAACGATATCCGTAAACGTAGAAACGAGTTAAGAACTTATTTACGCAATAATAAAAAAGCAGAATACGAACGTATTAAGGGAATGAATGAAATGAGTGGTGCTGGTGGTGCTGCTTCTTTTACTGCGGGAGCAGGCCCCCAATATGCTACTCCATTTGCCTTTAAAAAGAAAAAAAAAGTAGATGAATCTAACCCTGGAGCTAGTTTAGGTAAAGGTCCTAAAGCTACGGAAAAAGGGGTTCAAGACAACTATTATTATAAGTTAGGATGGAAACCCGTTGCCCCGCCTCATTCGACAAAAGGCGTAGAAGTTAAATATTTATGGGGAAAGAAATAATATGTATAAGTATAAACTAAAAGAAGCAGCTTACCAACCTGAGAATGTAAGGAAATACCAAGAAAGACGTATTGCCGCATTCAAAGAGATTGAGTCCCGTATAAACGCTTTATACCCTTTATTGGATAGAGCTAAAGACGAAACTATCTCATATTATCAGGACCAACCCAGTTCTTATGCTGTGGTCAAACCTACGGATTTAGTTTTAGACTATATTAAAGATATTGAAGAAATGTTAAAAGGAGAATAATGAAACAACCAACATTACAAGAACAATACAACCTAATTAAAGAGGGAAAAGGACGTAAAGATATGTTCATGAAATCCGCTCGTAGGTTATTCCCTAATCTATTCACTCCTATCACTACTTTTGATACAGCAGTGTCTGTATTAACAAGAAAATCTATTATCTCAGAAGGTAGTATTGGTGGTGTTGCTACAGGTGGAACTAATCCTTTTATCAATTGGAAAGAGTTTTTAGCTGAAGAAGCTAAAGCAGAAGAGAAAAAGCCTACTAAGGAAGTTACAGATATGGAAACTCGTGATTTCGACTATAAAGACGAAAAAAATATCGATAATCTATATGGTGAAGCCTTCTTACAAGGTTACTACACAGAAATGAAAGACCCAGCTAACGAGGGTAAAGACGTAACTGAGTTAAAAGAAATTGTAGCTAAAAATTTAGCTAAAGATCCTTTATATTATACTACCGAAGCTCAATTTGGTGTTAAAGGTATTGGGTATACTGACGAAGCACCCGGTTTAAAAGCTTCAAAATCGGACCAAATGGTCCCCGTAAAAGAAGAAAAAATGATTAAATTAACAGATTTGATTAACGAAGCAATCGGTGGATATGTTGATTTACGCCCATCAGGAATGGCAAACGAAAACGCAAGAACTCGTGCTGAAGAAGAAGGCTACTTAGACGGAATGCGTGACGAAAAAGAAGATTTAGAAGACAAAGCTAAAGATAAAAAGAAAAAAGTTAAAAAAGAATCAATTGATTCTAAATTATCTGAAATCGGTAAGCAAGGTGATATCGTAAAATTAGAAGCTCAAATTAACTACTTAGACGAAGCCATCGAAGAAAAAAACCAAAGAATTTCTATGGTAACTGAAGATGAAAATCTATCTGAATTAGTAGATAAAGCTAAAATGAAAGAAATGCAACGCGCTGTTAAAGAATTAGAAAAGAAAAAAGCGGGCATGGAAAAAATGTATGAAAAATTATCTGGAAAAGCTTACACTAAACCAGAAATTGTAGACGAAACTACAGACGAGTCTGAATACTAAAATGAAACAAGTACTAATCGAAACCCAGGCATTTAAGGTTTCCCCAGTGCAATTATTAGAGGGAATTAAAGCTCCTTCCGGTAATCCACTGGTAGAAGGTATTTTAGCTACCGCCGAAGTTAAAAATGGCAATGGTCGCTATTATGCTAAGCCATTATGGGAAAGAGAAATTGATAAGTACCAAGAAGTTGTAAAAGAAAATAGAGCAACAGGTGAATTAGATCACCCAGAATCTTCTATTATCAACCTTAAGAATGTATCTCATATCATTAGAGATTTGTGGTGGGATGGAGATCACGTAGTTGGTAAAATTGAAATCCTCCCTACAGCATCAGGTAACATCTTAAGAGCTTTAATTGAAAATAACGTACAAGTAGGTGTTTCATCTCGTGGTATGGGTTCATTATCTCAAAATAGAGATGGTGTGTTAGAAGTACAAGATGACTTTGAATTATTATGTTGGGATTTCGTATCAACCCCATCCAACCCAGGTTCATATATGCATATGATTAAAGAAGGTAAGGAAACCCAGATTGATAAGTATGCCAAAGTAAACTCTATTGTAACCGAAATTTTATGTTCAACTGGGACTTGTCCCGTATTTTAATTTACTTATGGAAGGTTTGTTAGAATTAATAGCCGAAATTAATGCTTTAAATGAAGCAACAGAATTTACAGGTCAATCATCATTTCCTAAAGATGAAGCTACAGCAAGAGAAGCAGTAAACCAATTAATGTCAGGTGATCCTGAATCTTCAATTATTAAAGCTATGGGTCAATTTGGCGATGCCAATAAAGCTAAAGCATGGGTTGAAAAAATTGGTCCTGATACAGTAGTAGACAGAATTTTAGCAGTTGGAAGTAAAATTCC